CCGCGATGCCGATGACGTCGAGGTCCGTCGTCGAAGAAGCCAGCCCGGTCAGGTCGACGTAGATTTGCGTCCTGATGATGCCATCGCGGCGCCGGACGAAGTTCTTGTAGACCGCGCCCACACCGGCGGTGATGCCGATGCCGGCTGGCGTCGGGAGCTTGACCCCCATTTGGCCGTCCTGCACTAGCGATCGAAGCAGTGCTTCGATCGAGTGGTAAGCGCCGCGCCCGGCATTCGCCGCATGGGCTACCGAATCGGGAAGGGTGAGATTCATGGTCGTTGTCCTTGACGCGAGTTACGTTGAGGGGAGAGAACGGCCGGGCGGTGAAGCCCGGCCTAATCTCTAGCCGTTGCGCTGAGCCGTCCAGCGGAGCAGCTTGGCCTCGGTGGCGAGCCCAGAGGCAATCGTGAAGCCCTTCGAGTTGGTGCCTGCGACCCCGACATACGGAACGATGCCGGCGTTGTCGGCCGCGAGCTCCGTATCGGAGTCGTAGCCGTGAACCACCTGTACGGTGACCGTAGCGTCGTTCGTGGCGCCAGCCGCTTCGCCGAACACGTTCTCGGATGCGAACGTACCGACGATATCCTCGCCCTTGACCACGAAGAAGCCCGCGGCATCCCCGGCAGCCCACGTGCCTGAGTAGACCTCGACCTGCTTGACCCGAGCGGTCGCGCCAGACGTCGCGCCCGTAATCAGATCGCCGACCGCGATCTCGTTCACACCACCGCTTGAGAACGGGATGCTGTACTCGCCGATCCAGGACTTGTTGGTGGGAGTCCCGTCAGTCGCGTTGTAGACCTCGACCACATCCGGGATCCAGCCGAGCTCGATGTTGATGGCGGCGCCGTTACCGACGACTGCGCCTGATCGAAAATTTTCCATTGTCCTATCCTCTTGGGGTTGGAGTCTGAACGGGGGCCTTATTCCAGCCCCCTATCCAGGTTAGAGAGCGGTGACGGCCACCTCGAGACGAGCCATCCACAGCTGGTTCAAAATCACCGTGCAGTGCCAGGTCTTCCACCCGACATAGCCACGCTGAGCCAGGGGGTCCGACTTGGTTTTCACGCCCGGACGAAGCACCGTCGGTGAGACGGCGCCCATGCCCCTCAGAGGCACGCTGCCGTAGGCTTCCTTGCCGATGACCAGCACCGGGTAGACGTCGGCGCTTGTGCCGGCAGTCGTCACCATGCTCGTTCCGGATCCGGCGAAAGCCGCGCCCGCGTCCACGAACGGGTCCAAGTCCGGCGACGCGACGAAGCGCGTGTCCTCGACGGTCCCGAGCTCGAACTCGTTGATCGGCGAGCGGCTGCCGTACTCGGCCACCGGCAGGAACCCGGCCAGATTGCGGATGTCCTGCTCGACGTTGGTGTGATGCACCGCGACATACGCCGCCTCGATGGGGCGCGTCGCGAAGTTCACCGATCCCCCGAGGATCTTCGTGATCTTCATGGCCTTTTGGGCCTTGAGACCGCGTTGAACCGCGCGAATCTTCGGCAGGCTGATCGGCGTGTTGACGTCCGTCCGAGCCGTGCCGTTGGCGTAGAAAACATTCGTCCCGGCCCGCAGGATGCCCCAGTCCAGGGCCTCCATGGTGCGGCCGATGTTCTCGCCGGCCTGCTCCGTGGCGTCGTTCAGCACCGGGTCCTCGTGGGTGTCCTCGATGACGTCCGTCACCTCGACCACTTGGCCGTACTGCTTCAGGCTTGCCGGCACGTCCTCGTACCGGAACTGCGTCGGCGATGGGGTCACCCCCTCGACGAGCGGCGCGGTCTGAGCCGTGAAAATCTGCGGGCGCCGAAACACGATGTTGACGCCCTTGTTCTTGGGCATCGTCTTCATGAGGGCGAACTTGTCGAGCACGCGAACCGGGGCTGCATGCCGCAGCATCTGACGTTCCGCGTAGACATTGGTGCGCTGGCTGACTCCAGCATCTGTCGAACGAACCATGGGCTAGCTCCTTGAGCTATGCCCGTCGGGCTTGCCGCTCTCGCCGCTCGTCGTCGCGATCCATGGCCTTCCAAGTGGCCTCGTAATCGCCGTCCTCCGGTATCCCATCGACCAGGCCGGGGCCGGTCGAACGAGTACCTGAAGACGATTCGAGCTGTCGCTGACGCTTGCCAGACAGGCTACTTCCGTTTTTCCCGTCGGCTTGCTCATGCTTGCCGTCGGGGCCATCTTGGGCGTTGGGTTTCCCCTTGCCCTGCGTTTGGGTGTGCTGTTCGCCACCCGCTTGCGATGACCGGAAGGCTTTGAAACGGTCGAATATATCGACGGCTTCTTGAGCGTCCACGATCGCGTCGAAATTACGCTTGACGGCCTCCCGGACATAGAGCGGCTGCTTGAGCACCCAATCTCCGAAGTCCTTGGCAGAGGCGGTCTTTTCCCAGTCGGGGTGTGCTTTGTCGAGCACCTTCTCGTTTTCTTGGAGCTTGGCGGCAACCTCGGCCCCCTCGCGTCGCGCGCGCTCGGCCTTGAGATCGTCCAACTCTGAACGCACTTCCTCGAGCTCGGCGGCCACGGGCGCCGCAACCTCGGGGTATTCTTTGACGAAGTCCTTGCCTTTGTCGGACTGGAAGGGCTTCTTCGCGCCGTTGGCTTTCTTCCCGCCCTGGGCCGGCTGACCGGCTCCACGATTGGCGTCGATCTGTCGTTGCAAAGCTGAGACCCGTCCGCGGTTCGAGCGATCTGATTGCTCGAGCCGACGGTTTTCCTCGGTGAGCCGGTCGCGCTCGGCCTTCAACTCTTCGAGGGCGGGTTCGGCAGCGCTTGGCGCCGCAGCTTTCGGCTTCTCTTTCGCGCTCTTGTCAGCCTTCGCGTCGGTATCGGCGGCAGACTTGTCGGGCTCGGCGTTGGCGGCTTCCTTGTCACCGTCGGCGGCATGATCGTCGTCATTGCCGGCGTCGGTGTCTTGGGTAGCGGCCTTGTCCGCGCCCTCTTCGCCCGCGGCCTTCTCGCCTTCCGAGGCGTCGAGCTCGCGCCAGAGTTCGTCGTCCGATTTGCCCTCGTCCTCGTCGATTTCAACGAGGTCCAGGTCGTCGGCGGTAACTTCGGGGGCTTCCTTGCCCCCGTCTGTCCCAGCATCCTTGCCGGTTTGCTTGGTCATACTTGCTTCAGCGACTTCTCGAGCTCTCGCTTGCGGGCCTTGACAGCTTTGATGCGAGCCGAGTCTTTCTTGACCTTCTCGGCTTCGATCAGGGTTTCCAGGTCCCGTTGGGACTGGTAGTCCTTTTCCATCTTAGCCATCGCACCACGCAACTGGAGCTTCCTTATTCCAAGTTGAGCTTAGAGCAGAATTGCATATTACTCGGTTACGGGCGTTTGGGAAGCCCCCTCGCCACCGAGCCTCAAAAGACCCCTGAGCACGCCGAGTGCGCCGCGGGCATTCTCAGTTTCGGCCATCGGAGTTCCTGGCACTTCGCAAATGCGCTGGTTCGCGCGGATGGCCTGATTGATGTGCTCCCTGATTGCCTGCCACGTCTCGCTGTGCGGGTCGATCTTCACGAAAAATACCCCCCACTGCCATCACCGTCGCCAGGCTTTTCAGGCGGCTTGCGAGCCTCGATCGCTGCTTCAGCGGCAAATATCCGCTCCTTGCTCGCCAGCGTCTCGCGCGTCTTTATCAAGTCGGCTGCGACCTGCTCGATCGACACGTTGCTCTGCTGCGCGAGCTTCAGCATCTCAGTCTCGCGACCAATCATCGCAAGGTCGACGGCCTTCTCGGCATCGAGCCGTTTGCCCTCGAGCATGGCCTCGATCTTGACGATCTCCGGCGGCGGAAGTTTCGGCGCCGCAGCCTCTTTGGCCTCTAGCTCAGCTACTTCTGTGTCGGTCAAGATGATCTCGTCGGCCGGGATCATCAGCACTTGAGCTAGGCGACGCAGCGCGTGCAGGCCGTTTTTCTTCAGGTATTTGCCAAGCAGTGGATGGGCGCCGAAGTTCATCAGGAACGCCATGAGATTCGCGCTCTGCATCTCGCGGACCAGCAACACCGACGTCCCGCGCGCGTCGATTTGATAGTCGCCTTTGATGTGTTCCTTGGGAGAAAACTGCATGAGCCAGTCGTAGAACCGGGTAATCGCCGGGTCAGTGATCTGATCGTCCCAGTTCTTGACGATGCGTCGAAAGACCACGTTCACGGCGTTCATCAAGATCGACATGCCACCCATGGTCTTCGTGACCTGAGAGGTTTGATCGCCCTGCGCGATGATCGGCAGCGAGGTCTCTTCGTCAATGTTCTTCTTCGCGACCTCGATGACCGCCAGGAGTTCATCCATGTGGCTCGGAATGTCGAAGACCTCGAACGGCTTCTTGTCTGGCGTGGCCGTGCCCTTCCGGCGCCAGAGCTTGCGCGGGACGAGTTCCCACTTCCCGTCGTAGGGCTCGAGCACGTCATCGTTGATGACGATTTGGGAGCCCGACGAAAGCCCCATGTTGTCGAGCAGCGTGCGCCAAGCAGCTGCGAGAGCTTTCTGCGAGTCACGCATGAGGTACGGGATGCCGAATCCGAAAACACTGGTCTCATCGCGCTCGAGGTTGAACACGCTGTAAATCGAATCGCAGCTGTCCAAGCTGTGAATGCCGAGCTTCAGCATCTCGCCTTGGCAGAACCAGATGACGACGTTCATCTCCATCAGCGGGTCGTAGTCGTCGCTGTCAGAGCCGATGTCCTCGGCGTATTGTTCGAAGCCGGTGACCGTGGCCAGCAGCTCCATCTCCTGTGCAGTGACAGTGCCGTGGTACTCGTACACGTGATACCGATCCCCGGCGAGGTCGTTGTACGAGCTCGTGATGGATCGCAGATCGTTGAGATAGGACGGCGCCGAGTCCTGCGGCGAGAGTTCGAGCAATCGCCTGATGGCGCTCTTGTCGAACCCGCGCTGCCGCGCCAGCTTGCGCATTTGCTTTTTATTCAGCAGATGGCGCTCGTAGTCGCCTTCGCTGTCGTTCATGGACGACACGTCCATGTCCGGGAAGAAGTTCCACGGATCCACGCGGTAATAGGTCGGCCGCTGGTCGGAAGCGTAATCCAGGCTGTAGACGTTTTGTTGGTCTGGCTCTTGGGACTTGGCCCACGATCGGCGGCTCTTGCCGTCGGTCATTGGCCCCTTGAGAATCCCCGTTCCCAAGCGGCACGAGTCGCGAATCACCTCGCGGCAATTCGCAGCGTAGTCGCACTCGCGCAGATGGTCCTCGATCTCCGCTTCCATGGCGCGCGCACGCTTGCGCGCCTCGTCCATCTCAGCCTTCAGCGCGTCGAGCCTCTCTTGGGTCGACGTCGCAGCTTGCTGCAGCCCTGGATCTGCCGGCGCTTCGGCAAGTGCCTGGGCGCTCGTGGCGGCCGCGCGCGCCGCTTCCTCGGCTTCGACTGTGAGTTCTGGTACCGGAGTCGGCTGA